TCATCTGACTTTTTCTCAGAAAGAATTCTTTTAATATATTCCTGAAGAAGTGAAGAAGATCTCATTTACTTAAATATATGAACAATAAACTTATATTAAATATAATAAAATTATGCTAACACCGGAAGAAATAGAAAATAATTTTAATAAATTTAGATCATTATGTGAGAAATTAGGGGATCGTTCAAAGAGCGCATTATCTATTGTAGATCATTTTGATACCCGCTTGGCTTTATGTCCAGCATCAAGTAAAAAAGATTATCATAATTCTTTCCCAGGTGGCTTAGTAGATCATTCTTTGCGAGTTTTAACAAATGCAATGAAATTATTGAAAGCATATGAGTGGGAAATTCCCAAAGATTCGCTTATCATTAGTTCACTTTTTCATGATCTTGGAAAAATTGGTGATGTCGATGATGAATATTATGTTGACGCTGAAACATGGCGCAAAGAAAAACAGGGCGAATTATATTCTGTAAATAAAGACATTAAATTTATGACAGTTAATCATCGAAGTGTTTTTTTATGTCAACATTTTGAACTAAAGTTAAGTTTTGATGAATTTCTTGCAATTTCATTAAATGATGGTTGGGTTGTACAGGAAAATAAACCATATTGTCTTCATGAACCTAAATTAGCACATATCATAATGACATCAGATTATATTTCCACGATGCAAGAAAAAGGTAATTTATAATATATTAAATGGTTTTTATATCTTGTAGAAGATATTTATTATTATGAGCAAGTTACTCATGAGGTATATAAAACTAATTATTGAAGCCGATAAACTTCATAATAAAACGGATGTGGAAAAACTTGATGAGGAAGAAATAAATGAATTTAGTGGTGTTAGTGCGATTGCTGGTTATACAGGTCCCTTAGGTGGCCCTGGTCTTGATGACGATGATATTAAACATAATAAACCGTATCAAAAAATAACTAAAAAACATTAACGTAAATAAAGTTTAAACAAAGTAAAAAGAATGCTGTATGATACAGTTAATCTTTTTGCAATGTTGTAAAAAGGAAAGAAAATAGGAAATATATGGCAATTGATCTTGAAGCGATTCGTCGCAAAGTGGCGGAATTAAGTGGAATTAGGAAGACGTCTTCTGTACAAATGTGGAAGGCTGATTTAGGTGAGCACAAAGTAAGACTTCTTCCTTGGAAGAACGCAACTCCCGATAATCCATTTCTAGAAAAATACTTTTACTATATTGGTACAAATTCAGGAATTTTGACGCCTCACCAATTTGGGAAACCCGATCCAATTCATGAACTATCACGTAGTTTGTGGGCTTCTGGCAAACCTGATGATCGAACATTGGCAAAGAAACTTATGCCAAAACGTAGATCGTACTCACCCCTTATTGTTCGAGGACAAGAAGATAAAGGTGTACAAGTCTGGTCATTTGGGAAGATAGTTTATCAACGTCTTCTTGGATTTCTTCTTGATGAAGATCTTGGTGATATCCTTGATCCACAAACGGGATTTGATTTAAAGGTTACTCTTAGTAAACAACCAGGAAAACAATTTAACGATACGGTCGTTGATTGTAAACCAAGGTCATCAAAGTTACATGATGATCCAAAACAAGCGCTCGCGCTCCTCGACGCCGTACCCAATCTTGATGATATGTATCGTTTGAAAACATATGAAGAAATCGAAACGATCCTCAAAAATTGGATGGATACGGGTGGCCCAGAATCTTCGGATTCGAATGGAACATATTCGGCGGGAGGATCTGAAACAAAGTCTGACGCTCTTGATGATTTGGTAAAAGAAGTTTCCACGTCAAGTGATTCTGAAGATAAACCAAAAAAGTCAAAGAAAACGTCTGATGAAGTATCAAGTAAAAAACAATCTCTTGATGAAGCATTTAGCGATTTAATGAAAGACTGAACAATCGAAACGCTATTGAGTAATTGATAGCGTACGTATATGATTAACCACATATACGCTGATGATGATAGGTTATGTTTATATCTTATATTAATAAATGTTTTGCATTATATGAATGTGATACATGTAATAAACGTTATGAAAAAAAGAGAATTATTAATTCTATAAAAACGTATTGTTCAATGCAATGCGTTTGGGCTCATGGAAAAAAAGAATTGTTGAAAACAATTACCAACGTTGAATTAATATGTGATCAATGTAATAAAAAATTTAATAGAATGCGTTCAAAAATAAATAAGTTAAATTTTTGTTCTCAAGATTGTCAACGAACGTCAAATTTGAAAAATGGAAAAATTGATATTGCGTCTCATAAAACATTAATGAAAAATTTTAATGTTACAACAACATTTTCATTATCAAGCGTTAGAGAAAAAGCACAACAAACAAATATTAAAAAATTTGGTTCAAAGTGCCCAATATCTCATAAAGATATTTTAATTAAATCAAAAAAGACACTTATTAAACATTATGGTGTTGATAATGCATCTAAATCACAAGAAATTAAGATTAAAAAACAGAAAAATTGTTTTTTAAAAAATGGTGTTAAACATCATATGCAACTTGATTTAGTTAAACAAAAATATGATTATTCTTTAATTGCACGAAAATCGCACGCAACAAAAAAGAAGAATGGTACATATTCAAAAAAACAATCTAAAGTAGAAGATGAGTTTTTTAATATTTTAAGTAACTTATACCCAACAATCGATATTGAACGTCATCATAGTATTAATAATAATGATATAGATTTTTATATTAAAAGTATTGATACATGCATTCAATTTGATGGTGTATACTGGCATGGGTTAGATAGAGATGTTGATCTTATCAAGTGGTTTAAAAATCCTCGTGATAAAGTTATATATTCGACATTTTTACGTGATCAAAAACAAAATACGTGGTTTGAAATAAACAAGAAAAAATTGATTAGATTTACAGATAAAGAGGTATTAGAATGGCAAAAACAGAAAAACTCATTGGAACAAGTAAGAAAAAGGATCGAGTTGAAGTTGATGAATTAACATCAGATTTAATTTCGGCACTAAATAAAGAATTTGGAACAAGGGTTGCTTATAATCTTGGAACTGAACAAGCACCAACAACAATTAAAAGATGGATTGATACGGGCTCTATTCAATTAAATTATGCTATTAAAAACTTAATCAATGGAGGATATCCCGAAGGTAGAATTATTGAAATTTCTGGTCTTCCCTCTACGGGAAAGTCACATCTTGCAATCCACGCGGCGAGACACGTTCAAGGATTAGGCGGATTGGTTGTTTATATAGACACAGAGAATGCCACGTCACTTGATTTGTTGAAACAAATGGGAATTAATGTTTCAAGTCGATTTGTATATTGCGACACACATTGTACAGAGGAAGTTTTTAGCATCGTCGAATCTACGATTTTAAAAGCAAAACAAATTATCAGTAAAGATGTTCCAATTCTTATCATTTGGGATTCTGTCGCCGCAACCTCACCAAAGGCCGAACTCGACGGTGAATACACAGACAATTCAATGGGTTTACAAGCACGTACAATTTCAAAATGCATGCGTAAGATTACTGGTGTCATAGGTCAAAATAACATAACGTTTCTATGTCTTAATCAATTAAGAGAAAAAATAGGAACAATGTTTGGCGATCCCTTCACATCTCCAGGCGGTAATGCAATTCCTTTTCATTCATCTGTTCGTATACGACTTGGGTCAGGTAATCCAATCAAGGACAAAGATGGCAACGTCATTGGAATTCATGTTACCGTAACATTAAAGAAAAACAAAGTTGCTCCACCCCACCGAAAATGTGAATTTGATATTATTTTCGGAAAAGGGATAGTTGAAGGTGATCAATTATTTGATGAAGTTAGATCACATTGTGATGATAATGGTGCTGTGATTCATGAAGGAAAAAGTATTGTTGTTTCAGGCACTGGTTCATGGAAAGAACTTGTTGTTAGTGATCAAAAAACTGGTGAAATTATTCTAGAAAAGAAATTTCATAAAAGTGATTTTGGCGATATGATAAAAAATAATACATATAGTCCATTTTTGATGGCTGCAATTGATTCAGCACTCACAATAATTCATGGACAACCTGTACAAGAAAATCCAGACGAACAAGAAGACGATGAAGAGACTGATGAAGTTGAAGAGGTTACTAATGAATAATTTTAATGATGAAAAGTTAACCAATGAAGAATATATTGTTTTAATTCGTGAGGAGCTAAGCGGCATCGCGAAACTATGTAATTCAGATAATCACATCAGCGATTTAAGAAAACTTATAGAAAATATTAAAACTAAATGTGATCGTATATTACGACATCAAACAGGTCGTGAGTACTTAACTTTTTAATGAAAATTTGTTATTAAGTGAAGCTTTTGAATAATGATCATCATATACTTTTTCTGTAAGTCCATAATCAAGAATTACAACCTCACCGTTAGTTGTATGCCCCCAGTGTTCATGGTTTATCACGTCCCCGGGTGTTAAATTATTAATTTTTATCAACTCAGATAAGGCGTAAATAAAATCTTTAAGTTTTTGTGGCAGATTCTTTATTGAGTTCATTGCCTGAGGATTAATTGGGTTGTCAGCGCACCACATAATATTATCAAATGATGAATCAAAGTCGTCCCAATCATTTGATCCCATAAATCGTTCAAACTCGCCGGTTGTCCTAAAAGGCTTTACTATTTCTGAAACTATCCAGTGATAATCTTTGTCATAATCAAAAATTTTTGCAACGATTCCTTTTGTTTTTGGGTTTGTATACACGTCTAATTCGGCTTCATTTTGTGCAACCCCCTTAGGGTTTATTGCAATTTTTAAAGCGTAATTTGAACTTAAGGCAAATACGTGTCTGGCACTTCCACGACCTAATGATTCAAGACTATGTTTAGCATAATCTAGTTTATCGTTTCTTGTTTTTAGTTTTTTAAATTCATTGAGCTTGAATGTTGATGAATGAATTTTTTCAACAAGTAAAGAAATATAACTCTCAAGAAGGTTTTTCACTTTAGTTCCCCCATTTTTCTTAATTCCTTCATTCTTCTTGCAACTTCACTACGAATATAAGAACTTTCATCATTCATCATTTTTGGAAGATGTTTGGGATCAATTCTTTCTGCAACTTCTCGACGAACACCAGGACTTTCATCATTCATCATTTTTGGAAGATGTTTGGGATCAATTCTTTTTGCAACTTCATAACGAATATAATAATTTTTATCATTCATCATCTTTGGAAGATGTTCGTCGGCGAAGGCTCCGCCTTCGTCCCAAATTCTTTTTGCAACTTCTTGACGAACCCAATTATCTTCATCATTCATCATCATTTTTGGAAGATGTTTGGGATCAATTCTTTTTGCAACTTCCCAACGAACTTCAGAACTTTTATCATTCATCATTTTTGGAAGATGTTTGGGATCAATTTTTTTTGCAACTTCATAACGAACACCAGAACTTTCATCATTCATCATTTTTGGAAGATGTTCGACCGCAATTCTTTTTGCAACTTCATAACAAACACCAGAACTTTCATCATTCATCATTTTTGGAAGATGTTTGGGATCAATTCTTCTTGCAACTTCCCAACGAACATAATTATTTTTATCCTTCATTAAACTTAAAACTTCTTCTTCTGAAGCCAAACCAAGTTTTAACTTAACCATTAAACACATGGGTCTTTTTGGGGCATCTTGTTCAGAGATCTTTAAAAACTTTTCAAGACCCTTTGGAATTTTAATTTGTTTGTCTTCCGCGTCGAAGATCTCTGTTTTTAAGATTTTATTTTCTTTGTCCCGCTGAATTGCAAAGGCAAGTTTTGATAAAGAATTCTTTTGATCTAGATTTTTATTGATCAAAAAGTAGAAAACAACGTTATTATTTGAATATTCTTCAAAATAATTGGCATCACGCATCGTGATGCACCACTTTGTCCCCGCACCATAAGTTACAGAAGCATCTTTATTTTTAATGTACAAAAGCACACACTGATCATCTTCGAATAGTTTTTCAGCACCCTCAGATTTAGTTTCTTTTCTTAGCTCAGTTTTTGACTTTGAACCAATTTCTTTTAGTTCGTCTTCGAGATCTTTTAAAGTTTTATAAGTGTTAATGTCTTTTGACTGAAATTTTGAGGAATTTTTGTCATAGAATTTAATCGTGGGGATTAAATCATTAATACTAAAATTCTGTGTTAGTTGTTTAACACACCACTCAAGATACTTTGGATGAACTGTGTTCTCTAATTCGTCAATTTCACTTGATAAGTTTGGAAATTTAACTTTAAGATCATCTGATTTCTTTTCAGAAAGAATTCTTTTAATATATTCCTGAAGAAGTGAAGAAGATCTCATTTACTTAAATATATGTCTTTGTATGTATATAATGATTATATGTCCATTGTTACTAGACCAATTTTAATTATTGATGCCATGAATTTATTTGTACGTAGTTTTAATGCGTATCCTTCAATGAATTCAAATGGTGAGCCCTCAGGCGGTTGTATTGGATTTCTTAAAACAATGCGTCGGATCATAAATGAAGCCCAACCCAGCACCGTATATGTTGCATGGGAAGGGGGTGGTTCACAACGACGTAGAAAACTTTTCCCTGAATATAAACTAAATCGAAAACCAGAAAAACTAAATCGATTTTACGAAGATGATCTTCCGGAATCTGATGAAAATAAAAAATCTCAAATTGTATCATTGTTAGGTTTATTAAAATGTACCCCAACATGTCAATTGTATGCATCCGATTGCGAAGCCGACGATGTGATTGGATTCCTTTGTTGTGGCCCACTCAAGGACACAGAAAAAATCATCGTATCATCAGATAAAGACATGTACCAACTTTTGAACAATAAAACTAAAGTGTACTCGTTACATAAAAAGACGTATGTAACAAAAGAAGATGTTTTAGAGGAGTTTAGGGTGACATCAGAAAATTTTGCCCTGGCAAAGGCGCTTTGTGGCGATCCTTCGGATAACATTCCAGGCGTAAAAGGTCTTGGGTTCAAAACCGTTGCAAAGCGCTTTCCATTTTTAGGAACAGAACAATCAATTAGTATGCAAGACATATTTGATTATTGTCATACACATATTGACGAAACACCAATTTATAAAAAAGTTCTCGATAGCACAAGTGATATTAAACGTAATTGGAAACTTGTATATCTTGATGGAAGCATGTTATCAGCAAATCAAATTTCTAAAATTGAAAATTCAATCAATACATTTGTCCCAAATGTTAGTAAGATGAAGTTTATCAAAACATTGATCAAAGAAGGCGTGTCTAGCGACTTCGACGTCGACGGATTTTTTTATTCCTTTAATTGCATTGATAAAATCATATATGAGGTCCAATGACACATGAAAATGAAGTTACTAAGATAACAAGCAAAGTTTCATTTAATCAATATGGAAAGCACTTTCAAGAATGTGTAGTTCAAGCATTATTAATTGATTCTAAGTTCGCAGAACAAATGCTTGAAGTTTTTGATGTTTCATATTTAGAACTAAAATACCTTCAATTTCTTGCAGAAAAGTATTTTGCATATGCAAAAAAATACAAAGTATTTCCCACTTTGCAATTATTGGTTACAATTATTCGTGAAGATTTAAAAGTAGGAACAGATATAATTTTACGTGATCAAATTATTGAATATTTACAACGAATTCGATCAAATCCCGATATTGGTGACTTGATTTATGTAAAAGAAAAAAGTTTAGATTTTTGTAAAAAACAAGCTCTCCGCGCAGCACTTGAAGGTGCCGTTGACCAAATGCAGGCCGAGAAATATGAATCAATAGTTGAAAGTATTAAAAAGGCGGTTTTGGTTGGGACTGCACCTCAATTAGGACATGATTTCTTTCAAGATTTCGATGCACGATTTACAAGATTGCAACGTAATTGTGTTCCAACCGGATTAAATGAATTGGATAAAAAAGATATTCTCAATGGGGGTCTAGGAAAAGGTGAACTTGGGTGCATCGTGGCGAACACCGGCGTAGGAAAATCGCATTTTCTTGTTTCTCTTGGTGCCAATGCACTTAAAAACAACCTCAACGTATTGCACTATACATTTGAACTATCTGAGGCATCAGTTGGGGTAAGATATGATTCAAATTTGTGTGACATGGAATCAAATCAAATTATTGATAGAAAAGATGAAGTAATTGAACAATATAAAGCAAATCAATTAGGTCGTTTAATTATAAAAGAATTCCCAACAAATTCTGCGACTGTGTATACTTTACGAAGTCACATGGAAAGACTTGATGTCAAAGGATTTAAACCCGATCTTGTCGTGATAGATTATGCAGATATCATGAGATCAACACGACAATATGATTCATTACGTCATGAACTTAAATTGGTTTATGAAGAATTACGTGGGTTAGGTTCCGAAAGGGGATTTCCTATATGGACGGCGAGTCAATCAAATAAAGAAGGCGCCACGAGCGATATTATTGATTTGGGAAATATGAGCGAGGCATATAGTAAAGCAATGGTATGTGACGTTGTCCTGAGCATTTCCAGAAAGGCACATGAAAAAGCAACTGGATTTGGTCGGTTATATGTTGCAAAAAATCGTGCTGGTCGAGATGGGCTTGTTTATCCATTGAAAATAGACACCGCGCGGAGCAAGTTTCAAATTACAG